GTTGTCGATCTTCTAGTATTCCATTGATGCTTCGATGCCGCAAACTTTCCAGATTCAGCATCTCTATTTCCATCTCCGGAACGTTCATCCAGCCCAGGAGTTTTCTGGCTTTATAACTTAATGTACGGCCCAAGATAAAACTGGCTGTGTATGAACAATTGAAGCAGTGATAACTCCAACCCGCCTCAGTGGCTTTAAGTCCACCACGTCCTCTTCGGTCCTGTGTGCTGCCATTGTGCTGACAACACACCGCATTGAAACTCAACCAACCACTAGGTGTCGGTTTCTTTTTTGCAGGCAAGTAAGCAAGGATATCAAGCATCTGTACAGTTTAACAGATTTGTCACGCAAATGCAACAGTTAACGATAAAAGATATTGGTAACGTAGCCAGTTGTGATCAGCACAGTCACAGCCTGTGCTTCAGTACCACCAAAGTTCAAGGGCAAGTATCCCGAACCACCGTTTGTGACAGTGATTTGGCCAATACCGCTGGGACCTGTAAATGGTGCAGCAATGGCTGTTGCACCTGCGCCGTTGCCCAGTATTTGAACATAAGGTGCTGCCATGTATCCCATGCCAGCATTGTTTACTGCAATACCTGTGACCACTCCATCTACCACCGTAGCAGTTGCACTGGCACCATAGCCTTGGCTATTGTTAATGGCCAAGCGCAACAGCGGGTGGAAACCCACCACATTGATATAAAAGGTTCCAGACTCGTCAAAATACTCACGGCTTTCTGTGACATCTACCCAAATTGATTCGTAGTCTTGTGCTGCCTGTACTTTGAGAGTGCCGGTGTAATGATCCAGATCATACTTGATAGTGGTCAAACTGGCACCAGTTGTGTTGATATAACTTGAGTAGTATTCTGTCAAATAGTTGCGTGATATTGGTTGTGGGTTCAATGCCCAGTCAGGCCATGATTGCGGTCCGGGTTGTGGCCACGAATTTTTGCCATTTATCGTGGGAATTGTCACTGGTTGGCTGGCCATAAACTGTGGCAATACTGAATCCACAATGTCGCAGTCTGCTCGTGCACCAGCATTGTCGTCTGTGAATGCTGCCTGTACATAATTGCCCTGTGTGCGTTCAATGCTGTAACTGCCAGGTTGTGCTAGGATGTTAATAGTATCTGCTGTGTCCAACACAACTTTGACTCGGCCTAATGTGGCACTAAGTACAGTCATGTCTTTTTCAAGTAATAATTCATCGCCAGTTTGGTTTAGTAATCTAAAGCGGAATGTGCTGCCTGTGATGTTTACAGGTTTTTGGTCCTGGTTGATGAATTCAAACAACAAAACGTTGTCTACACCTTTGTTAACAGTTAAAGTTTTTGCGTACACTGGGTCGTACCTCGCAGTAAAGTATCCACCACTGGTGTCAATCAAAAGTACCCGAATGATTTGTTGATATAAGTAAGCAGTGGTTGAATACATAGGATCCTCGATACGTATTTATGGGTAATAACATCTTTGAAAAACTGGCGGAAAAATACCCCTTTATAACTCTTTGCGTTTACGCCAGCAACGAGTACATCGGCATAGTTCAGAACCGGGACGATGCTGTTACAACCATCTACGACTTTGGCGCTGTGCTCACACAACAAGACAAACTAGAATTCTTGGAACTGGCCAATACTTGGTGGTGGGAAAGTAATCGTAGCATACCCATCAACATATTCCTGCGTGGGGATTGGGAAAAGTTTCGCTCGACTCTACGCACATTCTCCAACAAAGATCTTGAAATCCTGCACGGGCCTGTGTGCAGCCTGATAGACATTGCTCGCAAAAAGAGCAAACGAAAGAGCATCACTTTGGTGAGAAGAATAGACTGATCAGTTTAAGAGATTCATATGTAACGCTACCAAGGCTGCATAGGAAATCGCATGACTCTTCTTGAACGTGTATCCACGCGATTCATCCCCATCCCATACACTTGCAAACACTTGATCCCAGGGCTTCTTCTGTAGGTGTGCTTTGCCCGGTCTAATAATTGAAATAAAAGCAGCCATCCTGGGTATGGAGTCAGGTTGCATAGCCACCATTAAATCCACATAGTTGCCCACGTGTACCAACTGACTGGCCCAGGGTTTATCTGTCCATAGTCGTGACCACGGAGGTGCGGCTGACAACATGGTTTCGTAATGTGCAGGATCTTGGACCAACTGATACACACTCATGTTCAACAGGTCAATTTTGAAGTAGCCACGCTGTTCTGCTGTTTCGTAATCGATGGCAGCACAGCCATGTTCGGGATCTTGAGGAATGTCTGTGATGTAGATGCCAGAATTGTGTCGTCGTGGGCGACCATCTACTACCTGTCTGGCAGGTGTGTGCCGAATCAGTTCCAATATCTTACTACGATCCGGAACATCCAAATCTATGTCGGCACTCATATTCTACACAGCGCCACAACAGTTTTCAATTGCTGTTCTGCTTCGCGCACAGCGCCTAATGCATCTGCCACAGCAGGATACTGTTCTGACATGCGCCGGGCTTCCTTTTCTTCCTGCATTTTTTCACGTGCCCAGTCTAAGATTTGTTCAGCGTCTGGATTCAACCCAACGTAATATTGACCTAGATTAAGTGGTTGCCAACTGGTGCCGTTGTACAGTTCCAGTCGTTGATTACTGGTGTTGTATTGTATCTGTCCAACACCCATGTAATTACTGTTGTTGATGTAGTTACTACCGGCACCGCCGGTGACTGCAATATATTTTCCAGTTTGACCAATGTTTCCTATCATGTTACCATCCTGCTTGTTTCAATATTTCTTTTGCATACTCGGCATCTGCGGCATAATCTGAGAATTTCTTTTGCCATATGTCTGAATCTATGTAGGGCCATATCATGGCCACTTGGTCTGCTGTGAGTTCACCCAGGAACTTTTGTCCTGACTCACAGTTGTAAATCACCCAAGGACTGATGCGCCCTGTTGTGACAGCATAGCACATGGCATGTGTGCTGCCATAACGCAAACAATCATTGGGCGGTGCTGAGTGTTTTTCACTCCAGTCTATGCCAAACTCCACTGCTCGTGCCAAGGCATCTGCCACGGCTTCTACTTTTAAATAGTCTAGCAAATACTCTGTATAGACTTTGTCTGACCCCCAGTTGTCAATCTTTTTGTTGTGTTTCAACAACCAGGCTGTGAACTGTGCAGGATTGATTGCCCGAGTGCCCACACAGTACCTGCCAAACTTCACAAAGGCTCGGTAGTAAGGGCTGTCCGCAAAGTCATCAAATGTTTTGAGTCTAGCACTGCCTTGTGCAATCTCATAGAATCGCAAGTAAGATTGGAATCCTAATTCAACACCACGCTCACTGCGTTCTGATCGGCGGCGCTTGGGCTCGCACATGTGAACTGTAATACTAGTTTCTCTTGCGAATTCTTTTTTACAAAAAGCACACTGATGACTCATTGTAATATTTTATGCTCTTTGATGTAGTTTGTCAAGTATGTGTTTAGCACATGATGTTGACCTTGTTCTGGATGTGTCATGTCTGGTGGTACATATGGCGACCCGGCTGGATACTTCGATCCAGGAACACCTTGTTCATGTTGGTATTCTGTGGCTCGCCATTCAAACCCGTGTACAATTTCAGGACAGTGCTTGAACAAAGTCAATTTGGGATCATGCAAGTGTGCCTGATAAAGATTGTCTGCTTGTTGGTACATCAGCACAGCATGCCCACGACTTTTTAAGTCGTTTACGGTGCTCAACATACGATACATTAAATCTTCAGTGCGATCAACAATGCTGTAGATTTCGCTTTTTAGTTTGGTTTCTACAAATTGTTTGCAGTCTTGATCGGTCCAATGCATTTGCCATCTTGATTTGAATTCCTGATTTTGCGGATTGACCCATCGTCCTTCAAAAGAATCTTCTTCTTCACAAATTGGTAATTCAAGTCTGCTGACAAAAGTCATGCCCAACACATAAAAGGTTGGCACAGTTGTGGCATAACTGTGCTTTAAAGTTGTTCTTAAAATTCTACTGTTGGCGCTGCCACTCACGGCTATGCTTTGTGCAGAGTCAATGCCCAATTGAGTTTTCAAATTGACATGTCCAAGCCCTGCGGCATATTTGTGCATGTAACTGCACCCGTTTACCACCAGTTGTTTGTACTTCATTTGTCGTTGCCGTGATCACGAATATATTGATCAAGTTCTTTCTTGGTTGTGATACTGGCCAGCAAGGCTATTTCATCTTCTTTGTAGGTGGGAAACAACTCTGCCAGTTGCTTTTTGATACCACTTACACCTGCTTCTTTTTTCTTGGGTGCAATCCAGTTGTGTCTGGGTGTGCCCATGTCTGGACTAACTGTGGTGGCACACAGCCATTGCAGTTCAGGATGTTTACTAATGTTGAAGAAGTGTTTGTTCAATCGTTCGTTGGTGGAGATCAAATAAAACTCTTGCATTTCTCTTGAGCCTTCTACACAACTTGCCCAACGAATCATGAGATAGTTAGAGAATTTCTTGCGTTCCTCGTTTGTGAGTTCGCGATAGAAGTTTCTATTTTTGCGGTCCAGTTGTCGCATCTCATTGGCAATGTTTAGTTTGTCGCTCACTTTTCTACCTTGATCAACCGGTATATCATTATAGCACGTTCCAGGGCATCTTGTAAAGCAGGCGTGGTCTTGGCCAGGCGATGTATATCGGCCCACATTTTATTTTCCATCAAATGGTCATGCAAGGGCCTACCATCTGATGTTCTGCTGTCATAATCAATGTGATGTCCGTTTACTGGATCATATGCATAGCCCATTAACTCGCGTGTGCTAGGGTCAGCACCTGACTCACGAGCATACACTTCATTGCCGTTGCGTTCGTAGATGTAAGTGGCGCCAGGTTTAAGAGTTCCCATACTTGTAGCCATATTGAGTGTGTGCCCAGCGCAAGAATCGTTCCAGGCCTTCGCGGTCTTCTGGATAACTTTCCAAGTAAATTTTTACCATGCGAGTCAAGTTTTCAAACAGTTGTGGTTCAGTATAAGGCATATATCACCAGGATTTATTGTAATCTACTATCTCACAGTTGCGACTGATGTCTTTCACAAAGTACACACAGTCTGGATCAGGATCATCATTCAATGGTACAGCAAGTAACTGCCCATTCTTTAGCTTGGGTGCATACCACGATACTTCATGATACACATCCAAGATTTCAATGTCCGGAAAACTGGGGCGAAAACTTGTGAGTGGATTGAATTGAAAAACTCTAAAGCCACGATCGTTGATTGATGTCAAGGGTAGCACTTCTAGATCACCTATTTCAGGTTCACCTATGAGTATTTGCCAGTCCATGGGCATCTTTATAGTATTCTCTCCAATGCGTAGCACAAGTGCAGGTGCATTGAAACTCTCTAAAAAGATTAAAGGAATGAAATGATAGTCTGGCTCTTGTGGGTTGCTGTTGTCTAGTATTGCAAACCGCATGTCATCTACTTCTTCAGGCAAATGATCTAGGTCATAATGAATGTTGTCTAAGGTTAAAATTCGCATGTTGTTATAATATACTGTTGTGTCTCAAAAGTCAACCTAGTTTCATCCAATCCAGTTTTTCTTGTGTAAAGGGATAGTTGGCTTCTCGGTAGAACTGTTTGCGTTTGGTTAGGTGACGCTTGGCAAATTTGCATGTTGATGTTATGTCCCAGATTTGAACATGGTCTTTGTCTTCTGCTTTGCGTATGCCACGACCAATTGACTGAATGACACGCACAAAACTTTTACCAGGTTCAACAAGCACAAGATTAAAAATCCTAGGAATATTAATACCCACGGCAGCAACGCCATAAGTTGCCACAATAATTTTATCGGTTGCATCAGCCACTTCATCATATTCTGCTTGCCTCTTTGATCCTTTGGTTGCTCCGGATACAAACACTGCTTTGTCACCCAGTCTTGCAACCAGTTGCCTACCACACTCAGTACGGTCCACCAACACAAGAGTGTTGCCTGTTTCATTTACTTGCCGCACAAGATCAGCCATGGTGTCCAAGCGTCCGGATTCTTCCAACAAGTATTTGAGTTCGCTTTGGTAGTCCTTGTACTCCACGTGATCAATCAGTTGCACAATGTTCACATGACAGTTGGCCAGCACACCTTGCTGTTGCAGTTCACTGGCACTGAGTTTACCAATCACAGGTCCAAGACTTACTAGTAGTGCTTGGCTTTCAAACTTCTCTTTGGGCACAGTTCCAGTCAGGCCCCAGCGAATTGGCACTCGGGCCATGACACCTGTTAACAAGGTTTTCAGCGCATCTGCTTTGGCCATGTGTACTTCATCCACAATAACACACACCACATCTTCCAGGAACTCACCAATGGTGCAATCACCCACGCCTGCCTTGGTATTCTTCAACAAGTTGTTTAGGCTCTGCCATGTGCATATGGTATGTGTGCGACCATATTCTTTTCTGTCGCCAAAGTACACACCAACATCCTGTTGCATGTTGATATAGTCTGCTTCAGTCTGTGTCACAAGACTTTTGTTGGGCACAATCACAATGCTCCGACCATAAGGGGAAACAGCATTGCTCAAGGCCGCAGTCATAATGGTCTTGCCTGCGCCTGTGGCCACTTCCTGTATGCACTGTGGATTGGCCAGGAAGTTGTTGATGATCTCCACTTGATAGTCACGCAACATGATGGACTCGCCTGCGGCAGGATGTGTTCGAGGCCACTTTACATGTTCAAAACTTGTTTCACTCACCTGTTCAAAGTTGAATGTGTTTGAGTAGTCGCGTTGGTCGTCTAGTTCAATGTCATAATCCAACCGTTCCAATATGGGCATGATCTCCGGCAACAAATTCACATAAGTTGATCCGCCTAGTTGGAAGTACGCTACCTTGCCGTCCCAACGTCCCAGTCGCACCGCTGGCAAATAACGTGCGGCAGGGTTTTCATATTTGAACGCATTGACCAAGGCCTTGCGAGCATCCAAGTCCAGGCCTTCAATCTTGATGTTTACTTCGTCACGTATTTGTATGGTGCATCTTTTCATATGTATTGGGCCAGGTCTGGGAATGTGTTTTTAAAATTTAAATTTCTATATTGATCGTGCTGTTGTACAAACTGTTTGAATTGATCAAACAAATTGCTGTCATCTGTGTTTTGCATTAGATTTGCCCAGGTGCGCACATCTTCAATTATACTTGATTGTAATTTATTTACAATGGCCAACTTGGCCGGTTCATGCCAGACTGAAGGTCTAAGAAACGCAGAAGTATGTACCTTGCCCATCCAAGGTCTAGGCAAGCCTTTTTGCTGACACCATGTTACAAATTCTTCTATGTAAAATATATTAAATGCACTCACAGCATGTGCCACACTGATTTTGATGTTTGATTCTTGTTGTTGTAATTTGAGATATTGATCAGCGCACTTGTTTAACGTACTCCAGTCTGCTGGATATCTTAGATACTCATATCGATTGCCAATGCCGTCAATGCTCAACTGCAAATCAATTTCAGCAAAATTCTTCCATCTACTCAACCAATTTTGATCTGGAAAGATTGTAGCATTGGTAGTATAGTGGATAGAAATATTTTTTGCTTGTCCTGTTTGTATGTAGTGATCTAGCAAGTTCTGATGTTGCTCAATACTAGACAACATGGGTTCGCCACCGTGCATGTCTATATGAACCAAACGTGGGGCAATATCAGTGATGCTGTTGATCAAATCTTTGCGTACACTTTCAATATTACGAACTTGAATGCCATAGATGTCTTTGTATTCTTTGATCCATTTGCTGGATGCGGCTGGCCCACAAATGATGCATTTTAAATTACAAGTATTGCCCAGAGCCAAACTCACAGTCAACAAATCACCGCTGTCAAGATTGTAATTGTCATAATAATGTTGCCATCTAGTATAGTCTAGTTGGCGTTTGCTCTCAATTCCACTTTGTTCTTCTATTCGACAACGATCACACCCTGTGGGCCAGGTCCCTGCTTGAAACTGTTGTTTAATTCCAGAAAGCATTGTGCTCCGACGATAATCATCTATAGTATGGTGCTGTATGTTAAAGGTCT